TTATTGCCTCCAGGCTTAAAAGCAGAATAATAAGATAAGTATTTTATGACATTAGTTGAGGTAAAATCAAAAGAACAAAAAACTATTGTTAAAAATATAATAGAAAATCATCATTCATATGTTGCAAGTAATGCATCGGTAGGTAGAAGAATTGATTGGTTAATATATGAAGATAACAATTTTCCACAATATCCAATCGGAATGATAGGAATTGGTTCATCTGTATATCCACCACCAAAAGATATTCTTACTGAATTGGGAGTAAATAAATTTGAATATAAAGACCTATTTAATTCAATAGGTAATAATTGGAGATTTTGTTTAACTAAAAAAATACCAAACGCAGGAACTCAAATTCTTAAACAATTAAGATTACTTGCACCAATTGCTTGGAAAGAAAAATATGGTGATGATTTAAAATGGATGATAACATTTGTAGCCGGCGGAAACACTGGAGCAGTTTATTTGGCTGATAATTGGAAGATAATTGGTAAAACAGCAGGGTTACCAAAACACAAATCATCTTCTATGAAATGGCACACCGGTGAAGAATTAAAAGAATTATTTGTAAAACCAACTGGTGAAAATCAAAAAATTATCTTATTCAAAGATTTAAGAAATAAAAAAGTTAAAAATAATGGCAGTAACTCTATTTGACCATATAAAACAAATAACCGATGTTCAAAATCCTAAGTATTGGGATACATTAGAAGATGCAGATAAAAAGACATGGAGTAACTATATGGTTCTTAGATTCCTTTCTATGAATACTGATTGGGTAGCTACGGTAGCCCAATTACAACCATTACTACAGGAACTACCACCAAAGGCTTTGTATTTGGCATTAATTGGTGTTATTCCAAAAAGTAGGACATTTTTGAAATATATGAAGCCAGCATCATCCGAAAAGTATGAGAAATGGATAGTAGAGCTGGTTTCTAAGTATTATGAGGTATCAGAAACGGAGGCTGAGGAATATGTGGATATTCTATATACAATCAAAGGAGGACATCAGGTTTTACATAATATAGCGGAAAGTTACGGAACTGACCCTAAAATCATAAAGAAACTTAAGTTAAAATTTTGATATATCAGAGTTTTTTCGTATCTTTATACAATAATAACAAAATATGACAAGAGTAAGTTTCTCCCAATATAGCACATATTCATCGTGTCCCCAACAATACAAACTAAACTATATAGATAAGTTAGGTGAAAGTTCATCTAATATCCATACCATCTTCGGAACGGCAATGCACGAAGTAATTCAGCATTATCTAAGTGTATTCTATGGTGTATCTAAAAAGCAAGCAAATGAGCTTGATATGGATAAGATGCTACTATCTAAACTAAAAGAGGAGTTTCTAAAGGAAAGAGAAAAGATGAGTGAGGGAGCTCCCTGTGAGCAAATAGAATTGGAAGAATTCTATGGTGATGGTAGAAGAATTTTAGAGTGGTTTAAAAAGCATGTTGAAAAACTATATACAAAAAGTGGATTTGAATTGGTTGGTATTGAGATACCAATGAATTATGAAATTAAGCCAGGTGTTCATTTTATAGCATTTATAGATATTGTTCTGAAAGATGTATCATCGGGTGAAATTGTTATAATTGACTTAAAAACTTCAACTAGAGGTTGGAACAAATATCAAAAGGAAGATAAGATTAAGAATGCACAAATTCTTATATACAAAAAGTTCTATTCCGATTTATATAATATTCCACTACAAAAAATAAGAGTTGAGTTTCAAATTATGAAACGCAAACTTATGGAAGAATCTCCGTTTCCAATCCCTTATATATCAAAACACATACCTGCCAATGGTTCTCCATCGGTAAACAAAGCATTTTCTGAATTTATGGAGTTCATAGATGTGGTGTTTGATGAGAATGGAGATAGGAGATTAGATATCCCATATACCAAAAATCCAGGCAAAGGTCAAAAGAATTGCAAGTATTGTGAATTCTTTAATAGAAAAATTTGTGATGGAATAGCTTAATTTTTTACTAAAAATTTAAGAAGTATATATTTATATTTATATATACACAAACAAATAATTAGTATGAAGCAAAATGATAACACTAAACTTACAACCGTAAAGCTTCTTAAAGATGTTTATTCATCGTTTAAGAAAGTATCTTTCGATTCGGATGTAACTTTACAAAAATTAGTTAATAGAACTGTAGAAAGATATGTAACCGATGAAGGGTTTAGACACGAAATGAATGAATATCTAAAACTGCAAATCAGCGGTTCTCAATTTTAATTGTTAAAACAAAAAATCTTAATGGAAAACGTTACAAAGAAAAAACCAAAAATCCTATTACTTTCGGATGATTTAAGGATGGCAAGTGGTATTGCCACAATGTCAAAGGAATTTGTTGTTGGGACAGTAGACAAATATGATTGGTTTCAAGTAGGAGCAGCAATCAATCACCCGGAGCAAGGTAGAGTATTAGATTTAAGTGAAGATATCAGAAATAAAACAGGCATAGCTGATGCTAATGTTAAAATCCTTCCTTGGAATGGATATGGTAATGCAGATTTGATTAGACAACTAATTAATGCAGAACAACCTGATGCTATCTTACACTTTACTGACCCAAGATATTGGATTTGGTTGTATGAGATTGAGCATGAAATTAGACAAAATATTCCAATTCTATTCTATGCAATTTGGGATGATTTGCCAGACCCATTATACAATCGTAACTACTATGAGAGTTGTGATTGGATTGGTTGTATTTCTCGTCAAACCTATGGTATCGTTAAAAGATTATCAGCATTGGATAATGGAAAGACTTGGCAACCAAAACAACCTTGGCAAGTTAGTTATGTTCCTCACGGAATTAATACGGATGTTTACAAACCAGCAACAGTTACGCCTGAATTCCGTAAAGAAATTTTAGGTGGTAAAGATTATGATTTCGTATTCTATTGGAGTAATAGAAACATTCGTAGAAAGCAACCAGCTGATGTAATTTGGGCATTCAATCGTTTTTGTGAAATGATTGGTGAAGAGAGAGCAAAGAAAGTTTGTTTAGTAATGCACACACAGCCTGTTGATGAAAATGGAACTGATTTACCTAAAGTAATAGAAGCTGTAGCATCTAAAGCTAATATCATATTTTCAGATAAACGTAGACCGGTTGAAGAATTAAATCTTATATACAATATCGCAGATTGCACAATCAACATCGCTAACAACGAAGGATTCGGATTAGCAACGGCAGAATCAGTAATGGCTGGAACTCCAATTATTATTAACGTTACGGGTGGATTGCAAGACCAAGCAGGTTTTACAAAAGATGGCGCATTGATAGAAGCTGATGATTATATTGAATTGGGTTCATTGCATGATTGGAGACAGTGGGAAGATAAATTGGATTGTGGAAGTTGGGCTAGACCTGTTTGGAGTAGAAGTAGAAGTTTAGCAGGTTCAGTTCCTACACCTTACATTTGGGATGATAGAGTTGATTTAGAAGAAGTGGCACAGGCTATGTTAGAAATGTATGAAACTCCAAAAGAGGAAAGAGAAGCTAATGGATTAGAAGGTAGAGAAGCATTTATTAATCAAATGGGATTATCTCATACTAATATGATTAAAACAATGAGTGATGGTATCGATGCCACTTTAGCAAATTGGAAACCTCGTAAAACATTTGATGTATTTAAAATTAAATAAGAGTTATGAATAAGCAAACATTAGTATTTCAAGGGCCAGTATTTACGAGAAGTGGTTATGGTGACCACTGTAGAGATTTATTGAAATCTCTTCGTAAAATGGACAAACATAATATAAAAATAATCCCAATGAGATGGGGTAGCACTCCACAAAACCAAGTGGATGGCCAAACTGATTTTGGTAGATGGATGTTAGAAAGAGTGATTGGGCAAATAGAAGTTAAGCCTGATATCTTTATGCAAGTTTCAGTAGCAAATGAGTTCGAACCAAAAGGTAATTACAATATTGGTATTACTGCAGGTGTTGAAACTACAATAGTTCCAAAGGAATTTATTGATGGAACAAATAAAATGGATTTAACATTAGTTCCATCTAATTTTACTAAAAATTCTTTAGTAGGAACTGCATATCAGCAAAAAGATCAAAATACAGGTCAAATTGTAAATGAGTTTAGAGTTAATAAGCCTGTTGAGGTTTTAATGGAAGGTGTTGATTTATCAATATTTTTACCAGAAACTAAAACTAAATTAGAAGATTTGGATAACATACCAACTGATTTTAATTTCTTAGCTGTAGGGCATTGGTTAAAGGGTAACTTAGGACAAGATAGAAAGGATATCGGAATGGTTATTAAAACATTCGCTACGGTATTCCAATATGTGCCAAAAGGACAACAACCAGGTTTAATTGTAAAAACATCATCAGCTGGGTTTTCTATTATGGATAGAGAAAATATGGCTGAGAGGATTGATGGTATCACAAAAACATTTGGAGATAAGTGTCCTCCTATTTATTTAATACATGGTGATTTAAACGAATCTGAAATGGCGGCATTATATCATCATCCTAAAGTTAAAGCTATGGTTTCTTTCGCTAAAGGTGAGGGATATGGTAGACCTTTAGCAGAATTCGCTGTAACCGGCAAACCAATTTTAGTTTCTAATTGGAGTGGACATTTAGATTTCTTACCAAAAGAACATACGGTATTATTGGATGGGCAATTAACAAATGTTGATGAATCTGCGGCAGACCAATTTCTTATGAAAGAAGCACAATGGTTTACTGTAAACTATTCAAACGCAGCAAATAAAATGCATGATGTTTATAAAAACTATAAAACATATTTAGACCAATCAAAAGGTTTGACGGATAATAT